TAAAAATGTTTGTCATGGTTGTTGGAACAATCCAAAGTATACATTTGACAAAGGAGATTGGAATTGGTGTCCTAAATTAAAAAATACAGATAGACAATTTGAATGTTCAAAATCAATTACATCAGATGTAGTAATTGGCAATATTAAAAACATAATGAAATATGAACCATCAGCTTAAATTTGCAATTTATACATCTTTCTACAATACATCAAAGTATATTGATAGGTTGTATGAAAATATAATGTCAATTGATTATACAGACTTTACTTGGTTTGTTACTGATGATTATAGCAATGATGATACAAAACAAAATTTATTAGAAAAAATTAAAGATAATACTAAAATTGTTTATGTTGAACAAAATCATAAAATGGAAATGTATTGGCAGCCAAATAAATTTATACCATCTGAATATGAGTATGTATTGTTGGTTGATAGTGACGACTTGGTAGACAAAAACATATTGACTGTTTATAATAATTTAATCAAAAAATACAATGATCTTTCTATAATAACATGTGATTTCACAAGAATCAATGAAACTGATGGATCTGTTCATTCTTTCGGTTATATTCTTAATCAAGAAAAATTGACTGATAAATTAAATCATTTTCATCCACAAATCGATTATTGTAACAATTTAAACTATTATTGTTTTGGACACGGAAGATGTTTTAAAAATATTAAAGATTTAAAATTTAATGTTAATACGTTTAATGATGTATGTGAAGATTCTTATAGAATGTTATACATGAATGGATATGGTAATTGGCTGCATGTACCAAGAAATCTTTATACATGGACACTTAGAAACGATTCAATTTCAAGTACGAAAAGTTCAAGTCATGATTTGACGTATAATAAAAATTTTGATATTGGATTAGAAAAATCAATATCATCAAATTATGAGTCTATATATAGTTATAATTCAATTTATAAAGAATTGAATTCAATCATGTATTTCGGCATGAATACAGATTTTAAAAACATATCTATAATTTCACCAAATCTAGATGTAGATCAAAAAGAAAAAATAAAAGAAATTTATATTGATAAAAACATTGAATTTAATAAATGTCATGGATCTGACCATTATACAATTATATTAAATTATTTTGAAAGTGAAGATGGTTTGTGTGACGTACTAGATAAATTAAAATCTTTAAATAATAAAATGTGCATTAAAATGTACTATTTAAATGAAAGTGTACATTTAACAAATACATCTAGAGATGAGTTATTGAATGAAAAGTTAAATAAATTTAAATCAATTATATCTAAATATTTTTATAATTTTTCCTATTATTCTTATTTTAGACATTTAAATTTTACGATCATACATCAATAATATGAATATTTTAATCTTAACTGCCTTCACAAAAAACGTAGTTTGGAACAATTATGGCAATTGTGATTTTGGAAAATTTACATCTGAAATCAATTTGAAATACGCAAATAAAAATAATTATAGTTTTGTATGTGAAATTTTACAAGAACCATTAGTTGATAGACAGAATTCGTGGATCAAAATACCGTTAATCCAAAAATATTTGTCTCAATATGATTATGTTGTTTGGATAGATGCTGATGCTATTTTTTTAAAAAATATTAAAATTGAAGAATTTATAGAAGATGGAATTGATTTAATACTTTCAAAAAATGCGTTATCTGAAAATAAAATCATGTATACAATTACAAGTACAGGATTTATGGTATGGAAAAATTCTAAGTGGTCAATTGATACGTTGAATCAACTGTGGGAAAATTATAACTTATATGCATATAGTCATTTTCATGAACAAACCGCATTAGATCAACTACTGTTGCCTAAACTAACAAGTCAAAATTTAATTAACAAAGAACTGTCTGATCTAGAAAACAGTTTAATTCAAGAAAACGTTAAAATCATACCATATAGTTATCATAATCTTTCATATGATACACTATTCATATACCATGCCGGTGGAGATACACCAACAAAATTTAAAAGATTAGTTGATGTATATGAAAAATATAACAATAATAAATTAAAAATATTATTCCAATACGGATCGTTTTTATGTATGTGGTTTTATAATACCGGCGAATACTCTGTAGAAATATTAGGAGTTAAGGAAAACGAAGAGTTTCTGTTACAGAAATATGATTCTATATACTTTTTAAATGATAGGCCAGATCGAAGTATTTATTTTGTAGTAAACAATTTATGTAATTATGCATATTATAAAGTAAAAGTATATAACAATAAAGAAAATTTTTCATGTTATAAAAAATTTAAATTTGCTTAATATATATACCATATGTCAGAACCTATTAAATTCACACAACAAGAGTTGGATTCACTAAAGAAAATTCAACTCAGTTTTCAAGAAAATATCATGTCATTCGGTCAATTGTATTTAGACAAAATGACACTAGACGCAAAAATTAAAGAACTATCTCAAGTTGAATCTAACCTTAGAACCAACTACGAAAAGATTCAAAAAGATGAAGATGAGTGGTTAAACTCCATCACAACCAAATATGGTGAAGGTTCACTAAATCTAAAAGATGGTACTTTTATACCAAATCCTAAATAAACTTTTACAATTATCAGGTGCGCTGCGCTTTTTATATTGCGGTTGCTTTATTATTATAATAAATGCTTAATGCTTTTTTATATATAAATGTTGCGCTTTTAATATATGCTTTTTATACATTTAAGTCAACTTATTTTAACCTCCTGATATTTATTTTATTATGATCAAACTTAAAGCGCTTCTACCTGAAGTTTGGGATGCTAACCTCCTGGAGCAATCTGAACCATTTATTGTATTTTGTGACATGGATGGTGTGATGTGCAATTTTGATTTACAATTTGCTCAAATGATAGGATCATCACCTAAAGAGTTTGAATCGCAATATGGTACTCCAAAATTTTGGGATGCAATTGCTGATAAAGGTGAAGTATTTTGGTCAAGTATGCAAAAAATGCCTGATTTTGATCAACTTAAAGATGGTATAGTTAAAATTGTTAATGATAACAATCTAGATCTACAAGTTTTAACAAGTACTAGCGGTAACTGGATTCTTAAAAACCACCCAAGAGAAGAAGCCAAAGATATCATTAGAAATATAGAAAAAGGTAAATTACAGTGGTTAAGTAACCATTGGTCTGGCTTAAAAGTTAACTTCAGCGGTTCAGGTAGAGGAAAAGGTAAGTTTGCTAAACCAAATAGCTGCTTAATTGATGATTTGCCTAAAAATGTAGAATCATTTGAAACTGCTGGTGGTAAAGGTATTATACATACAAATGCGTCAAGTACATTATCTGGTTTACAATTGTTAATAAATCAATTGCCAGAATCATTTGGTTATAGTTATTCTAATATATGAAAGTAAGAATCTATAATAATACTCTAAATCCAGCTCTTTGGGATGGTTTAAAACTAAAACCAGATGTAGCTGAATCTTTAAAGTCTATAGGACAATCCTTCTACAAGGATACAGAATTAACCGTTCCAGTTAAAGATATTATAATGGTTGGTAGCAGCGCAAATTATAACTGGTCAGATTTTAGTGATATTGACATTCATATAGTCATAGATTTCAAAGACGTATCTGAAGATGTAGAAATGGTTGAAAAGATGGTAAATGCCATTAAAGGTAAATGGAATGAAGACCATGACATTCATGTTAAAGGATTTAACGTTGAAGTATACATTCAAGACATTTCTAAGAAAAATAGATCCACTGGAGTTTATTCATTGTTAAATAACAAATGGGTGACTGAACCAAAGAAGGAGAATTTTGAATTGGATAAAGAACAAATCCAACAAAAATACAGTGATATGGTGTTGAAAATTAAAAATGCACTAGAATCTGAAAGTTTGGTTAAGTTAAAGAAAGTTTTGAAAGATTTGTATGATATGAGAGAAGTTGGATTAAACAAGTCTGGAGAATTTAGTACAGAGAATATTGTTTTTAAAGTATTAAGATCCAGAGGTCACCTAGATAAACTCAGAAATGGTATCAATCAGATATTTGATAAAACGGTTAGTTTGAAAGAATCTTAAGGAAATATTTGCCGTGGCCGCAATCCCAAATTCTATCATAACCATTATTTTTCATATTTTCCCATTCACTTAATGAATGGTTGTATATTTTTAATATTTTTTCTAATTTGTGTTTTTGAAAACTCATGCGGTGTCTGATATCTTTATAATTATTTATAAGATAATGATAATTAGGTGGTGTATGACTTACAAAATTGAATCCTAAAGTTTCATATATTTTGCCGGTAAAATATCTTCTGTCACTATAACTTACTATATTTTTTGGATTATAATGTTTGATAAAATGTTTTAATAATTTACTTGCACCACCATTAACTGTAGTATTAATTGCATTACAAAATCTAACTAATTCCCAATCACTTGTTTTATCAAAACGGGAAGTTTTTCTAAATGTCATAATACTAACCAGATCATTTTTATTATACAATCCTAATTTAACTGTAGACTTATCTTCACCTTGTAAATGATTGTCATTTAAAAACTTATTTTTTTCAGTTTCATTTACTTCTTTAATAATGCAATCTCTAGCATTAATTTTAAATAGTGTATTGGTTTTCAACAGTGTTTTGACAATTGATTTTACAATTTCTGTTTTATTGATCCACTCATTTTCGAAAATATGAATTAGTGATATACCATAAAAACTGCAAGATTTTGTTTTATTCAAATGATAGTTTTTATTGATACCACCACCGTTTTCACTGTGCCAGTATAATCCATCAATTTCAAACGCAATTTTTAATTCTGGAATATAAAAATCCAATTCTTTGCCATTTAATACTGTTCTATCATTTCTTTTAATAACAGCATCTTTTGGTAAAATTTCTTGTAAAAAATTGTAAAAATGATTTTCAACAGTAGTGATTTTTTCTGGATGACAATAATCACAAAACAAGTTGTTTAAGTTATAAACCGTAGATTCTAATGTTTTATTACATACGTCACATTTGAATTTATAAATGTTACTAAAGTGATAACCTTTGTAATCCACCTCATCACATAGAAATTGTAATTTGTTACTATTACAGTAATTTACTAGAAATTCATAGTGGTTTGATTTCTTACTAACTGATCTTTTATCTAAGACAGATTTTATCTTGGCTGCATTGTCCACTCCATATCTATCCATCATAGTAGATTTTATTTTTTCTACATTTATATAACTTTCAGATCCATATTTTAGTAGAAGAGTTTGTTTTACCTTCTCTTTATATTCAGGCAATTTACTGTAACTATCAACTCCATATTTTTTAACAATTGCAGATTTAAAATTAGATTTTACAACATCTGTAGTCATTGGGTGACCACCGTATTTTTCATCAAAAGTTTTTTTCTGACCATCAATTATTTTTTGTTTTGTTGAATTATCACTATTACTACATTTCTTGCTACAAAAGATCTTTGGTTTGCTCACTCTACATTCAAACAAATTATTACAATGTTTACAGTTTAAAGATAACCAGTTTTTTGAATTTTTAGATCTAGCCATAATTGGAGTTTGGTTTGTATAGAGTATAACTATTTAAAAATTAAAACACAATTTAAAAAAAAGTACTTTTAATTTATATTTATTATTACAACAACTAAATAAGGATTTAAAAATTTATGGCAGATCTACTAAACAGTAATGAAATATTCTTTACACAATTTGAACCAAAAGTCAAAAATAGGTTTCTATTGTACTGTGATGGTATTCCAAGTTTCTTGATTAGAAAAGTCAAGAGACCAACAGTAACCAGTGAAAAGAAGACATTGGATCACATCAACATCCAACGTTACTACAAAGGCAAAACCACATGGGATAACATTACAATGGAACTATATGATCCAATTGTACCATCTGGTGCTCAAGCAGTAATGGAATGGGTACGTTTGAGTCATGAATCTGTAACCGGCCGTGATGGTTATAGTGACTTTTATAAGAAAGATCTAACCGTCAACGTTCTAGGTCCAGTAGGTGATAAAGTAGAAGAATGGACATTAAAGGGCGCATTCATCACCAGTGCTGATTTTGGTGAAATGGATTGGACTGATAGTGGTGATCCAGCAACCATTAGTTTGACTCTATCTGTAGATTACTGTATTCTACAATACTAATAAAAACAAAAAACTTATCCTTTTTAAACTCCTTGACAAAACAAGGAGTTTTTTTATGTACATTAACAATTAAGTACTATATTTATATAACATGAACTTGAAAAGCGTAATTGGAATATATCCTGGTAGATTTCATCCACCACACAGAGGTCATTTAAATGCCTTTAATTTTTTAAAGTCAATAACTGGCAATGACACCTACGTTTCTACTAGTGGTAAAGTAGAACTACCAGACTCTCCACTTACATTTGGTGAAAAACAACAAATCTGGGTAAGACATGGTGTTGCACCTGATCACATCATACAAACAAAGAGCCCCTACAAATCAGTAGAAATTACACAGAAGTATGATCCAGACAAAACCAGTGTAATATTTGCATTGGGTCAAAAAGATGCAGAAAGATTAAAGGTAGATCAAGGTGGTTATTTCAAGTCATTTAAAGGAGACACAAACCAATTAGACCCTCTCAGTAAAAGTGGATATGTACTAATTATACCTGAAAATCAAACCATGGTTGATGGTAGAATTTTAAGTGGAACTGCTGTAAGACAAATGTTAGGATCTGACAAATATACAGATGCACAAAAAGAACAGTTCTTTAGATACATCTTTGGATGGTATGATATTGCTTTATTTAAAGACTTGACTCAGAAGTTTAAGTACAATAAAGTAAATGAGAGTATTGAATCTAAGTTAAGAAGAATAATTTCTCTTTTAAAAGAAGACGCAATTAAAGATACTACAAAAAAAACAAAAGCAGCTTTTGTTAATCAAAGAAGAGCTGAATTAAGAGCAAAAGAAGAAAAGTTAAAAGCTGCAAAAGTTAGATTATCCAATTTATCTAAAACTCAAGTAACATCAACAGATGTAAAGAATGAAAAACCATCTGAAGTTAAAGAACAAACAGATGCGGCTGATTTATCAAAACAAAGAAAAGATGCTCAAGATTCAGTTAAAACTGCAGAGGAAGAAGTAAAACAAGCTAAAGTATACTTATCTGCTGCTCAAAAAGAATTGTCTGCGGTATCAATTTAAATAAAATAAATCAAATATTTAGATTCTTTTATATATATGTGTACAAGTTATACATTTTATGGAAGACAATTTTACAGTACCAATTACAAGACCACAAGCTTTTCAAGCTCCACCACCACAAAAACAAGAAGTTACTTATCCAACAGAGGTAATTGAACTTCCTTCACAAGGTCATTTTTATCCAACCGGAC